GTTGCGGCCGCCGAACTCGGCGCCCATGACGAAATCGCCGGCCGACGGTCGGTTTTTACGCCTCGACACCGCCGCTTTCTTCGCGCCACCTATCTTCACTTTCGGGACGGTGCCCTGGACGGCCCGTAACGACGGCACGATCGTTTCGTACTGCTGCGCCGACCAGATGATCCGCGCTCGCTGCTTCATCTCCACAGCGACCTTTTCGGCGATCGCCTTATTGCCCTTCCCGATTTCCTTTTTTGTTTCGCTGGGAGCGAACCTAAGTTGCCGCAGAAAATCGTCGAGGCCGTACATCTCGACAGCGACCATTGTCCGGTTTCCTGAGGTCCGTCTAGCCATCAGCGCCGCTTGCTCGCTTTCTCCTGCTCGTCAGCCTGAAACTCCAGCACCCGGTAAAGGGCGCTCAACACCTCCGGCGGACACTCGATCAACTGCATGGGGCCGATACCCGTTCGGATCGCCAACGCGGCAACCTGGACGGTTAGGGCGTCCCATCCAAAGGGACCGCGTCGGCCTCGTCGCCGACCGCTTCTATATCGTCCAGCAAATCGAGCCACGTATCGAACGGCTTGACGGCTGGCCCGTTGCCGGCTTGCGCTTCCTGCCATGCGGCACGATGCGCCAACCACGCGAGATGCTCGACGCGGACCTCCGACATGGCTTTGCCGATCCCGAGCGACCAGTGCCGCTCAAAAGCGACGATGGCGGCAGGGCCGGCAACCAAAAGCCGTTCGGCGCCGTCGTGGACGATCCGCAAACTGATTTTCATGCTGTTTTTCATGATGCCCCTCTGTTCGGGTTATGACGTTGCGCGGGTGATGGCGCCGGTAACGGGCCATGAGCAACTCAGCGTCGCTAGCGCTCCGACCTCGGCGTTCATGGGCGTGTATTGGGTAACCAGCACGGTGCCGGCGTAGGAGGGGTTGGTGGCGCTGACTGAGGCGCCGGTCGCCTTGAACACGAACGCGGTCGTGGTCCCGACGAGGCCGTTGAGCGTGGCGTCGACCTCTGAGGCGGCGTAGTCCTGGTTAAAACTGACGTTCAAAGTTGCGTCGCCGAGGCCCGCTATTCTCGTCCTGACTGTGTCGCCGAACGCTGTGGTCTCGACGTCGTCGTAGTTAATTTCCAATGACGCGCTTGTCATGTGGTCGGAAAGGTCGACGCTGTTTAAAGTGAGAACCGCCGCAGCGCCCCCGATTAGTTCAGCCATTGTTTAGCCCTCCTCTGGGCGCTTGCCGGCGGTCAGGTGACCACCGTCGATAAGTTGCTGGGCCTGCTCGTCAGACATGTCCGACGAAAATGTTTCTCCCGGTTCGTGACCGGCGACGGCGTGATTGCCGACGACGGTGTATTCGTGCTTCTTCTTAGCCATTACGCGTAAACCTCCACGCTGTACTCGCACCCCAGAAAAGGGGTGTCGTTGATGTCGACCAGGCCGTAGGTGTCAGCGGACACGACCTGGCATGTGGAACAGGCGCCGCCGAGCGTTACGTCGCCCTCGATGAGCGTCTGGATCGAACCGGAACCCGACAGGAACCCGTCAAGGAGCGTCTGGTTGGCTTCCTCGTCGAAACGCTGCGCCAATACCAGAACCTTGAACAGGAACCGCTCCAGACCGTTGCCGAACGCCTGGTGGTATTCGGCGACCGGGGAACCGGGCTGCACTATCGCAGCCGGCACCGACACGGTGTCCGGCACCGTCGCCGACACCTGAATAAACGTCGAACTGGTCGCCAACCGGGTTTTCAGGCCGGACCGTATGGCCGCATAGTCGGCCATTAGGCGATGCCGGGGCGCCGGTAGTCCATCAGCAGGTGCGCGATGTCCGGGTCGGACCGCGAGATCCGCACCGGCCCGAAGTCGCCCACGCCGATTACGCCCATAACGCTGGCCTTGCGACCATAGAGGCGGCTCGAATACATGAGGGCGGCTTGTTTGACGGCGTTCGGTACCGACGGCCATCCCCATTTTGCGGTGATTTCAACCGAAACGAGGCCGTCGCCGTACACCGGAAACAGGTAGTTGCCGACCGCCCGCAGATTGAACGCGGCGCGGCCCTTAGCGAGGCTGTTCAACGGTTCGACCTGATAATCGGAACTGCTCCAGGTGGTGTCGAACGCGCCGTCGCCGCTGGTGTCGGTTTTGACGACCAGCCCGGTGAGGGTGCTTATGTCGTCGGTTACCGCGAGGTACGGCTGCGCCCGGTACGTCCGAGCCGACGCGGCGCCCGCAGCGGTGAAGACGCGGCCGCACAGGTCGTCGATCGCTTCCTCCGCGGCGTTGATCGCCAAATTCAGGAAGTCGTCGTCGGTCGACCCGGTGATCCCCAGCGCCGATTTCAGTTCGGACAGGGCGACGTAGTTGCCCATTGGCTATTTCTTCGCGGCGGGCTTCTTCGCCGGTGCTTTCGCGGCTGGTTTCTTTGCTGGTGCCGGTTCCGGCTTTTGGATGCGGGACGGCGCCTGCTTTTCCCAGAGTGTTGACATGAGTTTTCCCTTCTGGTGGCGGGTTCCCCCCTGGCGGCCGCGGGATGGGCCGCCAGGGGGTCGCCCTTGCTCGCGCTAGAGGGGCTAGACGCGGAGCCTGGGGTGGGAAGGACTAGAAGGTCGGTGTGACCAAACCGGTGCCCATGACCTGGCTGATCGCTGCCGGGTAGCGCCCGAACACCGCCGCCGCGTACTGGAACGCGACCATTTTGACGGTGAGTTGACCGCCGAGGGTCTGATCCATGCGGACCATCTGCGGCGCGCCAGCCGACTCGAACAGCAGCATGTCGGCGCGCCGTACGACGAACACCGAGTCCTGGTTCGATCCGGCGCCGGTGTTGGTCTTGACGTTCGCGTCGGCGACCACCGGGATGCCGGCGATCTGTAGGCCGTTGAGGCCGTAGCCGGCGATCGGGCCGTGACCCATCGCGTTCTGCGGGACGTTGGTCTGTGGGAGTACCAGCGGGCGAGACTGGCCATCTACCGCCGCGGCGAGCCAAGCGGCGCGGCGCGGGTGCATGATGATCAGGTCGGGGCCGGCGTACCTATTGGAATTTATCTGCTGAATGGCGTCCAGCAGTTTCGGGTAGAACTCGGCGACCGTCGGCGACGCGTCTGTGTAGACGACGTCGTTCTTGCCGGTGATGTTGTTCAACCCGAGCAGCGCGCCCGAGGTGCCGTCGCCGTACAGACAGCCCTCGTCGAGCGCCGTAGCGATAGCCGACGACAGGTCAGCCATGATGAGGGCGTCGATGCCTTCGCCGCGGTCCAACGCCTGCCGGCTGATGTCCTGCTGGCCGGCGATGGTGCGAACGTCGATCGTCAACAGTGTGTCGTCGATGTCCTGCTCGCTCACGGCGCTGTTCTCGGTGGCCTGAACGGCAGCCGTCGAACCCGTCGTAACGCGCGAGATGTTCAGCGTCATGCCTGAGCCTGGAAGGGGCATCGGGGTGCACAGGTTGGCGAACGGCCGACCGGCGCGAGCCAGTTCGGCGGCCAATTGGACCAAGTAATTTGGGACCACCAATCCCGCATAATTAGCGACCCCACCGTCGCGGTGTTCGACGTCCATCTCCGCCGAGTGGCGGGCGATGCGGCCCTGCGCGGACGGGTCATGATGGAACTGGGAGGCGTACAGGTCGCGGAAGAACGACCGGCCCGAAGTCTCCGAGTACGTCAACGGCTCGTCGCCGACGCGCACTTCGGTGGCCTTCTCGGCGTCGTCCTGCGTTGGGGTGACCTCGGCGCGCATCTTCGCGGCCTCAGCGTTCGCCAACTGGATGTCGCGGAGTTCGCTGATGCGGGCGTCGAGGCTGTCAGCGCGGGCGTGCAGGTCGGACAGGTTCTGTTCCTCTGTCTCGCTGAGATCGCGGGTTTCTTCGGCGGCGGCGTCGCAGACGGCGGCCATTGCGGTGCCGATTTCTGCGCGCTCGTCGACCAACTGGTCGAGCAGTTTCATTGGGGTTACTCCTGGTGGGTCGTGGGTCGTGGTACCGGGTGTTCCCAGGTGCCGGCACGACCGGCGGCGCAGGAGCGGCGCGATACGGGGATTATGGCATACGGGTGTGACATTGGGAAGGATGGTTACAGGGTGAGTAGGCGGGCGCGCCAGACGGCGAGTTTTGGCGCCGACGTTTCGTCGTCGGGGTCGAACTCGCGGACCGCTAGAACGCGGGCGTCGGCGTAGGCCGGTACCTCTGAGATGAGGCCAACGTGGTGCAGTTTGACCTCGTCCCTCTGGACGAGCGGTCGGCCGTCGGCGGTTTCGCGGCGTGTGTCCCGCACCGGGACGAACCCGACGCTGAACGAATGCATGACGCCATCACGGGCCAACTGGAGCGCCTCGTCGCCGCGGCCTGTACGCGACATCAGG